CTTGCGTAAACGTGTCAACATAATCATCATGCTCCGCCACTGGGAATTTGCCCAGCTGTTTAAGGAAAGACGCCGCCCAGCTTACAGGGTGACCGGGGTTCTTACCCGACTCAGGAACCCACAACAGACCCAGCTCCAAAGTTGGTGCGGCTTGATGCGCACGCGATACCTTGTCAGCATGTCCCGGATTGTAGCCGACGGCTGGCACTTTGGCCAATCGTAAATCCTGCAAGAGCGATTGTCCACTCGCTTTTGCCTCGACCAAAATGCGGTCCGGTCGCCTAGCGCGGGAGTAGGGTGAGTCCTTCGTCATGCCGCCGTACTCGGTCGTCCAGTCCTTCACCGCCCGAGCCCTCAAGTCAGGGTAGCTCAGGTGCTCGTCCCATGCGTCAATGAGCATCGCGTTGCGCTCGCCCTTGTGCGTGAACATAGCCCAGACCGAGCAGGCGGTTGGGTCGCCCGTGGTCTTCTCGGTGAACGCGCAGTCGTAGCTTTGCAGGATGTACTCGAATGGGGGTAAACCAGAAGAGGATGGCCAGAGCTTGAAGTGGTTGGTCTTGAGGATACCGCCCTCGCTGGGCGTTGGGTCCTGTTGCAGCTGGCCTGCGGTTCCGTACGTGCCGAGCAGCTGCTTGAGCGTGGTGATCTCCGCGGGGCCAAAGCGCTCGGGGCAAATCAACTCGCCCTTCTTCTTGCGTGGGTCATACGGCCCGAGGACCGTCTTGCGCGTCTTGCCGTCCCACTCGGCGGGGATGCAGATGTGCTCCCACCCCTTGATGTCATCGAGGATGTGGCCGCTGATGTCCCGCTCATGCAGGCGCTGCATAACGGTGACCATCGCGTCAGTCTTTGGATTGTTGAGTCGGGTTGACCACACCATGTCAAACCATTCGAGGTCGGACTCGCGCATGACCTCCGACTGCGCAGCCTGAGCGCCGTGGGGATCGTCGAGGATCAGGCGGGAGCCGCCCTCACCGGTTGCCGTACCGCCAACCGAGGTCGCCAGCCGGTAGCCTGTCTTGTCGTTCTCAAAGCGTTGCTTGGCGTTCTGGTCGCCGGCAAACGCAAACATGTAGCCCCAGCGCTCCTGATACCACGGGGACTGCAACAGCCGCCGTGTCTTAAGGTTGTCGCGGGTGCTCAGGTTGCCGGAGTAAGACGCGCACAGGAACTTCTGAGCTGGGTCGGTAAGCCACTCCCACGCTGGCCACATGACGCTGACAATTGTCGATTTGGAATGTCGAGGCGGAATGTTGATCAACAGCCTGTGGATATCTCCGGCGCTGACCGCCTCAAGGTGCTCACAGATCGCCTCGATGTGCCAGCTCGGAATGAACGGGATTCCCGGCTCCACAACGTGCCACGATTGCTTCACGAACTCGTACAGCGAGGCAGACGCCGCCCGGCGCTCCTGCTCCCGCTTAACAAGGTCCAGCATTACGGCTGGTGTCATTGGCGCATTCATTGAAGCTTCAGTTCTCCGTTTGCATACTTCTCGCGCTGGTCAAGCGCATTGTGAATCCAGTAGCCCAGCTCTTCGTCATCCTCGGTCGGACAACACCAACAGTCTATTGAAGCTTCGTGCTCACGCCAATCCGCCATGGGAATGAGGTGGCAGAAATCAAACTCGTTGGTCAAGCTGGCCTTCCCGCCTTGGCCAACAACCTGTTCATGTTCTCCAGCTCTTCGTCGCTGAGGTTCTTGAGGTCAACCGCGGCCATTGCAATCGGCCCACCGTTCGCGCCAGTGTGCTCCTGCGTCAGCTTGTCGCCATAAATCTTTGGCAACATCTTGCTGAGCATCCACTTGCGGGTATCAATCTGGACTCGCTTGTGGGCGATGACGTCATTGTTCAGGGGCATCAGCACCTTCTTGAGCACCGGCTCGCCGGCCTCATCGAACACCGGGTTACCGTCGGGGTCGAGCTCCTGCACCGTCACCCACTCATGGGTTTTATCCGAGAGCGCCACGATTTCGTCCGCCAACATCAGGTAGCCGATCTCTCGCGCACGTGCGTAATCCTTACTGACTTCCGGCTCCGTGTTCACCCACTTGAGGAACCCTGCCACGGTTGGCATGCCTTCATCTGTTGTGCAGATGTTCTCCAAGGAGCGCCCTTTTTGGAGCTCGGCACAAATGTGGGCTGTAACGACTTGGTGGTCGTACTGTCGGATGGAAGGTCGTGGTACGCCTTTACCGCCTTGGTTCTTTATTTTGGTCATAGTTTATTGTCCTTTAAATTTAAGATTCTTGCTACTTGCATTGCGTCCTTGAAGTCTTGCCTTAGCTGTTTGTTTGCCAACTTCTCTTGTTCGAGAGCTGCGTAGCATTCGGCTGCAAACTTCGCCAAGTTTTCGTGACTCCAAGTATTAAATGCAACACTTTCTTTTTTATCAACCATGTTAGTGCCTGCTCACATAAATGTGGATAACTCCCTCAAAAACCTGCCGCATCGAACCCCCCTAACCCCCTCACCCTATAGGTGTGAGGGGAGGGGAGGGGGCTTTTCGAGCGTTTTGCCCCCTAACCCTGATATGCCCCCTAGGGGGATTCAGGGGGCTAGGGGGCTTCAAGATTGATTCCCTTTTCGCATCAACATAGCGCTTGCTTGGACATCATCAATGACAATCCAACCGTGCTCAAAGGGGACAATTATTTGGGCAAGGATAAGTGAACCGATGAGTTTGTCGGGGTAAGCGGCAGACAGATCGTTTTCGATGGTGCGTGGTTTGCGGCCATCCGCTGCCAGCTTGTCTTTGAGAGCTGAGCGGCTGACGTAGGGTAAACCATTACGTTCTTCGGCTCCTGTGCCCCACCATGCATTCTCGAAGGCTTTGCGGTTGGATTCGAGCTTGGACTCTTTCTTGGGGACAGCTGGGGCTTGTGCTTCGACAATGACGGCGCTGGTAACTGGCTGGTCGTCTTCGTCGCGCCAACCGGGGATGGTGACCTGCTGGAGCTCAACGTAGACGGTCTCGGCCATCTCCGCATCTTTGGACTTACGCTGGATGATCTGCATAGGGTAATCGTCCTTGGCGGGGACAATGCTGATCTCGATGTCCAGAGCGCCTCGCCAAGCGGATGAGCCTCGGGCTCGGTGCTGGGCTTCTTCTGAGACGCCGGTGTGGTGGACTAGGATGACTGAGCAGGCAAACTCTTGCATGAGCGCGTTGCAGCTGTCGAGCATGGTCTTGGCGTCTTGGGCGCTGTTTTCGTCGCCGGAGAGGAACCGGTGCAGGGTATCAACTACGATCACGCTGGGGCGGATGGGAAGCGCCCTGACCTGCTCGACGACCTTCAAGTAACCGACCGGGGTGTTCAGGTCGCAACCGTCCTTGGATAGCCACATGTTTAACTTGCCGACCTTGTTGTGGTGTTTCCACGCAGCGACACGGCCACGCAGACCGTGGTGACCCTCACCGGCCAGATAGACGACGCTGCCGGCTTTGACCTTGTTGCCAGCCCATGTGGGTGTGCTGGACGCAATGCGCAAACACCAGTCGAGCACCACAAAAGTTTTACCGCCACCCGATGGTCCGTGCACCATGACCAGCGCACTGTCTTGAATCCAACGCTTAACCAGCCAACTAATGGGGCTGGGCTGGGCGCAGAAGTCGTCGGCAGGGACTAACCAGTCGTCGGCTGTGGGCATGAGCAGGCTGGCTAGATCGTTGCCGGACTGGGCGTAGTCGTTTGCATCCCCCTCGGTAGGGGGCATGACCACGCGAGCGCCGTGTTTGGCCGATGCCTGCTCCGCGTAGCGCTGGCCAACGCCTGATTTGTCGTTGTCGGCCACGATAACTATGTCCTGCGTTGCGCCGTGCATTTGTCTGAGGATGCCGGTGACCGGTACTAAATTGCTGGCGCTATACGCCACCGCAACTGGCCTGCCGGTGGTCTCATAAATGGTCGCAGCTGTCGCAAAACCCTCGGCAATATAAAGTGTGCCGGGCTCATCCAGTGAGCCTATCAGCCAGAATTTTCCGGTGGTCTGACCGCCCGGGTGGTACAGCTTGCCGCCCTGATGGTCAATGTATTGCAGGGTGCTAAGCGTGCCGTCCTGATCGTAGAGGGGGACAACGAGGCGACCGTCGCCGGTTGTGCGTGCGCCATGCACGCCAATGCCTTTTTTGGCCAGATAAGGATGGTCAGGAAGAGCTGCCTGTGCGCCAGTCCAGATGGTCTCAACCGTGTCGCTGGCTACTTGATGTTGTCGCTCTAACGCCGCGTCGCGCAAGGCTTTGGCTTCGTTCAAACGCTTGAGGTGGGAGAACTCTTCGACCTGCGTAAGCTTGCGCCCGATGTCAGCGCGGAAGGTCACCTCAATGCCTGAGCGCCAGCAACCAAAGCGGCCAGCCGGGATGCCGTCGCCAAATATCAGAGACCAGCCCGGCTTGTCACCGTGACCGCCGGACCCTTTAGTCCCAGACCGGAAGCGGTGAATCTTACCGTCCATCAGGATTTCGG